TATAGTGCCGCTGCGCTGCCAACAACAACAGCAGCCTCTATAGCGAGTCGCCGCAACGGCGGTATGAACCACGCGACTGCCAGACATGCGATTACGATCAGCCCCGAAAGGCCGATCCACGCGACAGTTGAGTGCCAGAACCATTCAGCCATCGGAGTCGTCCTGCGATAGGTGTTTCATAATATTGTTTACGTCGATACGCCCTTTGATCACCAAATACAGCCCGAGGCTAAGCGCACCCACAATGAACACCAACGCGGCGAAGCCCCATGGCGTTGCAATGTACTGGAAAGAACCCATTACTGCGGCAGATATGCCACTGAGCCAAGTAATGACGCCGCCCCAAATCGTCTTGCTCCTGTCGAGCGGTTTGACCTGCGAGACAGTGTCGTCCGCTTTCGGGCTGGCTGGCGTCGGCGAGGGTTGAATAGGGGCGTCCGTTGGTACGAGCGGCGGTGCTTCATTGACTTCAAATTTGGCGGAAGGATCCAATGCCATTATTTGCCGCAACAGAGGCATTGCGCCCAATTGCTCGTCATAAAGCGGCTTGCCGGTTTTCCTATCGACAGTTTCGTACACGCCGTCAGACGTGTATTTGCCGGGTTTCTGAATATTCGTCCCTGCCCAGAGGTATGGGCTGGGAATATTTTTATTTGGATTACGATATCCGAAGCCATTGAACTTTTCCGCCGCATAGGCGACGCGCTCCGGTCCCCAGTCCTTAACGTTGTGGAGCTGCTCGCCGATGATCGCGTCGGCTGCGCCCGCTTCCCAGCTAATATTCGGATCGGTTGGCCGGCCCTTCGGTACGTTGACGGTTCGAACCGGCTTGCCGTCTCGGCGCATAGGATCGCCGTTGTGCAGCCAGGTATTAAAATTGCCGTTGCTTTCGCGCATATGCAGACAGCCGACGCAGAACCACGGCATACCTGTCATTTTCTCGACAGTTTGATATCGCGCCTTGTTCGCTGGCGAGCAGACTTTTCCTGCTTGACGGTTAGCTTCCGTCAGCTTGGTAACGACCATCTTATCCCAGAGCGCTTTGTATTCTGGTTGCAGCGTCGAATAGGAATATTGCGGCATATCAGCCCCCGAGCAGTTTCTTGACGGGCGCGAAAGAAATCATTCCGCCCCACCAGAAATGGCAACTGAGAAATCCGAGAACGAAACCAAGCACGCCGACGAAGATCACGATGATGGCTGGATGGTCCACGGTTATCTCCCATACGAAGCGCGAGAATGTCGGAACGTGATTCTTAAGCGCGTAAGCTTCCAGCGCCGCGAAACTTAAGATGATCGCCAAGATGATGCTGATCACCCAAAGCGGCCAGACGAGATACATATTCATTGCTGCCCCCTATGAACTTGTGTGGCCGTAAAGCGCGGCGCTGCCAGATGCGATGTTGCCGGTTTCAAATTGGAAGCGAAGCGCTGTAATTGCGGATTGAACCGTATATTGCCCACCGAGTGAGCCGAACGCTGCGTTGCTGCTCGCTGCGCGCCAGCGGCTCGATCCTGTTATGCTAAAAAACTGGCTGATATCTGGATCGCTAAATTCAATCGTTGCGCTGAAGCTTTCGCCTGCCGCATTTCCTACGTCTGTCGTGCCGGAGCTGCGCGTCATAATCATTGCCGATGCGCTATTGGTGCCAGTAGACGATTCCGCCGTTAGCCAGCCGCGCCACCAGCTTGCATAGTTTGCTGTTTGATATGTTGGTCCAGCGCCTGTGCCGATGCGCAACCACGCTTCAACGTCATCGGTAACCGGAACGCAGCTATTTATCCGCAGCGTGTAACTGTCGTAAGTGCTGTCGAGCACCACCCCGGAAACACCATGCACAAAATCAATCGACGCTACGGCAGACACGCTCTGGTAGCGCAGCAGCTTCGTGCCGTACGGAACGACAGCGGCGGGCGCATAACCAATGACGACAAGCTTTGCTAGCGCACCGTCATAGTGCAAGAGAACATGGCTGTTGATACGCAGCGCACCGGCCGTCAGCGCACTTCCTTCCGCATCGACAACCGCCGTCCCATTAAAAGTAACCGCGCCGGTGTTTGTCGCAACCGGCGTCAGGATAAAATTCATCCCGTCAAGAAAGCCGGAGATAAGCGCGGGCGTGATCGTGCCGGTAATCGTATTGGTGCCGGAGACGCCGCTGATCGTAATGACGGATGCAGTATTCCAAAGCCCAAGAATTTCCTCGGCGACCTGATCGAGATAGGTGTTTCCTGTAAGCGGCCCTGCCGTACCGCTGCCATCAGTTAGACGATCAAGCGCCATTATTTCTTCTCCGGTTTAGCGGGGGGCGTTGCCGCCTTCAATTTCTCTTCCAATTCCGCGATCTTCGCGTTTGCCTGCTCTAGTTGCTCCTGCAATGAGCAGAGAGCGAAAAGTTGACTGCCGAGCATCGCTTCAAGTTTCTTTTGCATCACGCCACCGTTGTTATTGCCGTCCATGTGGTCGCACCGTTCGTATTGATGTACGCGCGGTCGTTTGTCGTCGAGCCGTCTGTACGCAAATAGAGCGAACCTTTCGCTGCCGATACTGACGGCGCGCCCGAGCCAGCGAAAATGCCAATACTGCTCGTGCTAAATCGCAATGACATTCCGGTATTGCCACCCGCTGGAATTGCAGTTGCGGCGGCGATTGAAGCGCCTCCTGTGTCCACCCGTAATTTACTGGCTGAAAGAGAGCCATTCACGATAACCATCAAATCGATAACAGCATCTTCACTGGCATTGGTTACGTCAGTGATAGTTATATCCATGCCCGCATATTGTCTCGTTACGCCCGTGCTGCTTTTTCCGGAAAAACTTAAACGCGAAATCACATCGGAGTTTGCTGCCGATCCTGAATTGTGAAAGAGATCAATAACTGATCCCAAGGCCCCACCATCATCATTTTGGAAACGCGCCAATGCTGCGGTGGCTGTCGTTTCAAATGTCAGCAATGCCGAAGAATGGGTGACCGTATAGTTGCCATTGGCGTAGTTGATAACCCCGCCCGAGGCTAGAAACGCATCCGACCAGCTTAACGCGGCTGTCCCGAGCGCAGCGCCATCATTCATCGCTGGGTTAAACCCGCCCGCTCCGACAAACTGCAAGCTGCCTTCGCCTGCCGCCGTTGGCGACCCAGATGCGCCGCCAGTCGCGACGAGGGCGGAATCGTAATCGACCGCCGTAGCGCCAGAATGAAAATGGATTGCCGGGTTGCTTGCATTGCCGTCGATCCGCCCGAGCTCAAGCTTGACGTCGCCAGCGCCTTTAATCTCGACGGACGTAAGAGCGGTCAGCAGATTGCCGACTTGGTAGCGGCGATCCGATCCAGCGCCTCCGCCCGTCGCATAACCGGCGAGGAAGTCCGTAGCGGACGGGCCGGTGCTTTCGGTAAAGTCGCCAAAGTTCATGACATAAACTCCAAAGTCTCAGCGCCGCCTTCCATCGTATTAAGCTGCGTCAGATCATCCATCGCCTGTAGCAAGGGAGCGCCGGCGAATCGCACCAGCGATGGTGCTTCATCTACCAGCGCCATTGAAGCCTGAAAGTCCTTTGAAGGCGAAATAGATTGCACAAGCATCCGGCGATAGACGGTATCCATGTCGCCAGCGACGACGAGACAGCCATATTTCCGGTCGTTATCGGCAAAGCCTTGTATCGTCGAGACGTCAGTAAATGGCGTGGCGAACGTCAAAACATTCGTCGAGCCAGTCACATTCGAAAGCTGGTGGATCGAAATCGTCCCATCCGTCCTACGGATCGCCACCCCGGTTTTGATTCCTACGGCGTGCATATCGGCAATTGCGTGCATGTCCGTGATCGCGTGCATGTCGAGTTCATTGGTGCAATCGATCTCGGCGTCGAGCGTTATGCCGGTAATCTGCACCGGGCTTCCGCCGCTTAATTGCTTACTAGCGATATAGCCATCGCCGGAACGGCTCGTCAGAATATCGTGCTCAAGAGCGACGAGTGATCCGCGTCGGCAGACAATCGATTCAATATCAACGTCCATGTAATAGAACGTCGAGCGTAACGTAGCCTGATCGAGATCGAATAGCGCACGCGCCTCGACTTTATCGACATCAATTATTCCGTCATAGGCAACGCTTTCCAATAGCGTCAAATCGGTATTGGTTAGATCGCGCTGATAAACTGTTGTCTGCGCCTGATCGTCGTCGAGACTTTCATCCCGATAGGTAACGTTGAAGCCAGCGGGCAATCGCGCAAACGCTTTTTCGTAATGCAGGTTCGCGCTATTGCGCCGCGAGAATACCTGAACGGGCGAGTCCGCCGTCCTATCATTATCGACAACAACGCCGTAGATGTCCGATTGGTATGGGCGCGCATACGCACACGATGCCAGCAAAGTAAGAACGTCCTGCGTGCGCGTATCGTTGATGATCGCGTCGCACGTCCAATTATTATCCCGGCATAAAGTGCGCCAAGCGACCAGCGCATCATCGTCGCGCAGATCGTCCGGCAAAGGATCTAGGTTCTGGCTCCCGCTCAAAACGTCGCGGTAATGCGGCGCTGGATTTGAGCTTGTCGTCCATGCCGTCCAGTCCGAACCATCCCAGTCCTGCACATAGCCAGAAGCTTTTATTGAAAGCTGCCTGACAGATCGGTTGAGCGCGGTTAGCGCCACCAGCGCAACCTCTCCCGCTTGCGATAGCGGCGGTTCGTTCCATATCGAGACCACGCGCGTCAGCAACACGCGGTCGGAGATATTTGAATGGTTCTGGAAAATCTTGAATCCACCGGAACTGAAATACCAGAATGGATCAATGGTGCCTACGAAGCCGCTATAGTTGTAATTAGTAATATTAAAAGAACTGCTGATCAAAGTCGTGCCGCGCTTTAATTGAATCTCATAGATGCCTTTCGGAAAAGTATTCTCGTCCAAATATACTTCGCAGCGATTGTCGAACAGATTGATATTGCGCAATCGCGTCGTCGCAGTACCGCCGTTGATCAGGTAAGCGTTACCGCTGCCATCATCGAAATAGGAATCGGCTGTCCATTGCCGTTCTGGAGGCGTTGGTGGCGTCTGTGCCGATCCACCAGCATTATATCGCGCGCCCCAAAATCCGGCGCTCGACGAAGATGGCGGGTCCTGCAAAAGCTCGGCAGCTTGCCACTTAAAAAGTATGGCGACTCGTCGCTGGTTCGTTGCGTTGAACTGATAAAAAAGCTCAGGAAGATTAATCCAAGTGGTATCGCCCTTCATGCGGAAACGAACGCGCAGCGGAACGGATGCAAACGCATTGCTGCCGGGATAAATTCCGCCGGGGAAAAGCAGATGTAGCCATATTTCGTCGGGCGAGCTGCGAGAGGCAACGCCATGCCAAACCGGCAAATCTGTTTCAGGCAAGCTTTGGTGACTGAGCAATTGCCCGTCGCCCTGTATCGACGTGTCCGACAATTCCAGATTGGGCGCTGTCGTTCTGCCCTGCCGCGTTATTAGCGATTGCTGCGTATCGCTGGGCCAGCCTTCGCGCGTTTCAAATTCAATATCTTCCGCCTCGATAAGCGGGCCGCCATCGATACGAATATCCTCAAGCTTGTGCGGGCCATTGAGGATATAGAGCGCTTCGACAACTTCGTCCTGATCGACGAGCTCCACGACCGGCTCGCACGCGAGCGGTGGAAAGACCTTGCGCGTTCCGATAACGCGAGGAATCGACCCGCCTCTATCGAGGACATTTCCGCTTGCTGCCGCCGCCTCGGCCTGTTCGGAGTTCGTACCGCCAGCATCGACGCCCGCTGCTGACGTTGGCGGTGCCGTTAATGCCGAAAGCGCAAGAGCGCCAGCGATGCCCACCGCGCCGGCCAATACCTGAGCGCCGGTAATGCCCAAGAAACTTGCCGCCGCGAACTCGCCGAGGAACGCCGGGATCAAAGCGCCAGAGGCGATGCCCGCGGTTACGATTGTAAGAGCAATAGCGCCGACGAGCGCCCCGATTTGCTTGCCAGTTGCGCCACCTGCGCCGCCACTATGCGGCGCAAGGTGCATCGTAACCGCGATGGGAAGCTCAGCGCGTGTCGGCTTGGGCCGAACCATCGCCCACATTTCGCGCGGCACGATTTCGCCATTGATGCAGACATAGCCGTCCCCGTGAAAATTGGGCGGCAGAACCGGGCATGACTTGACGATCTCAAGAACCGTAGAGCCCGGCGGGCGATGCTCGATCCAGCATTTGCCGCTGAAATCGAAGGGCGCGCGGTATGCGACCGGGACAATAAGATCATGCTGCATTGCGAATTAAATCCCGGTGGCGATAGAATCGCGGATTGCGAAAAATAATACTTTCGTGTTTCACCGGCACCATAACCGCGCTGATCTTTTCCTCAATATGCAAAATATGATCCGGCCCGCACATAATGCCGACATGGATCGGAGAATGCCGGCGGTGCATGACGACGACATCGAAAGCCTTTCTTGCCTCTGGCAGAACCAGCACCCAAGGATCGATGCTGCTTTCCTTCGCTATTAGTCCCGCGACTTTTTGCAAATCGAGCGCCGATGTTTCCCCATAGGCTGGAAGCTCGACGCCCTTTTCCTCGCGCATGACCAATTGCACTAGCCCCCAGCAATCGACGCCAGCAAAATCTCGTCCATGATCCTTAAATGGAAGACCGACGTAGCGTGCGGCCCATGCAATCGTCATCTGAATAGTCCCGGGCAAAGCATTTGCGTTGCCCTTTTCCCCGGCCATACCCGTTGCAGATAATCCCAGCCGACGATGTCGCCGCTGACCGTCATGTAATCGACTTTGACATTGACGAGAAATGCCCGAGAGAAAGAATAGACGACAGTGGTTGGCGGCGACCCACCCGA